TGCTGTTCTTGCAATACTGAATAAAAATAACTATGGTTATTTATCACCTGCAGATTTTAATTTATATGCTCAACAAGCACAATTAGATTTGTTTGAAGATATATTCTATCAGTTTAATTCTCAAGTTAATAAGGAAAATTTGAGAGGTTCAGGAACAGGTTATGCAGATATTAAAAAAGGTATTGTTGAAGTAATTGATATGTTTTCAGTTACTGCAGCATTGACTCATATTGCCAATAATACTTTTAATATGCCATCTGCGGCATCAACCGGGTCTGATTTTTATTTTATTAATAAAGTATTATGTTATGATGCAGCGGGTACAACCTTTACCGGTGAAGCAGAAAGAGTAAGTCAATCAAAAATTACATTACTAAATAATTCTTTATACACAGCACCAACAACAACTTATCCGGCATACACAACCGAAGGTAGTGTAATGACTGTATATCCTAGCAGTATTAATGCTGCCAACATGGTACAGTCACAATATATAAGATATCCTAAAACTCCTCAATGGACATATGTATCATTAGGTGGAGCTCAACAACCACAATTCAGCGTAACAGCTAGTTATCAAGACTTTGAATTACCTTTAGATTATTTTCAAGATTTGGTAAATAAAATATTACAATTCTCAGGTATGGAAATTAGAGAACCGGATGTTGTACAATTTGCTTTAGGACAAGAACAGATAGAAAAAAATGATGAACAATAATGGCTTATATTTCAGATTATCAATATTATACAAATAACAATACCAATCCGCAAGATGCTAATTGGGGGTCATATCAATATATAAGTTTAGAAGATATAGTGACAAACTTCTTATTGATGTACAATGGAAACCATTCTTTAGTTAACAACGAGGAAAGATTTAAAATATTGTTTCATGCAAAAAGAGCAATACAAGAATTGAACTATGATGCTTTCAAAGAAATAAAAGCATTAGAGTTACAAATTACAGACAATCTTAGATATATATTACCTCAAGACTATGTTAATTGGGTAAGAGTTTCTATGTATTACAATGGATATCTTAGACCATTAGTTGAAAATGTTCAAATAAATTCAGCTAGTGCATATCTGCAAGACCATCAAGGAAATATATTATTCGACCACACAGGAGCTATTTTAAAACCTGAATATTCTGAGCTTACAAGACAAAGATTAACAGGAGTTCAAAAAACACAATATTTAAATCAAGGTGCACCCTATGATGGTTATTGGGGATATTGTTTAGATGGCTGTTGGTATTTTGACATGGCTATAGGTGCTTCATGGGGATTAAATACTGAAACAGCAAATGCAAATCCTACGTTCACCATAGATAAAAAAGCAGGAGTTATAAACTTTAGTTCTGCTATGAATGATAAACTAGCTATTTTAGAATATATCTCAGATGGTATGGAAAATGGAGATGATTCAAAAGTAACTGTTAATAAATTATTTGAAGAGTACATTTACGCAGCTATTGAATTTGGTATCTTAAATAGCAAACTAGGCGTTCAAGAATATATTGTAAATAGAGTTAGAAAAAGAAAATTAGCTTTATTAAGAAATGCGAAATTAAGATTGAGCAATATTCATCCGGGTCGTTTGTTACAAAATATGAGAGGTCAAGATAAATGGATAAAGTAAGATGGCAAAAATACAAAGAAATTTCGTACAGGGCAAAATGAACAAAAGCGTTGATGAACGCTTAGTTCCTAATGGACAATACATAGATGCTTTAAATGTAAGACTTGGTTCTACTGAAGATTCTGAAATAGGTTCTGTAGAAAATTCAAAAGGAAATACACAGCTTACAACACTAGCATTTAACGGTACTGAACTTAGCAATCAAGCTAGATGTATAGGTGCATTTGAAGACGGAAGTAATCAGACTATTTATTGGTTTGTTCATGACCCTGCATATACTGTAGGTGCATCAGGTAAAATGGATATGATTGTGTCATATGATGCAAAATTTGATATAATTACTTATCATGTTATAAGTATGGATGATAGTCTAGGAAATCAAAATACTATATTAAATTTTAATCCTGCCTATTTAATACATAGTGTAAACAAAATTGAAAACTTACTTTTTTTTACAGACAATTATAATCCTCCAAGATTTATTAATGTAAAAAGAAATTATCCAAATCCATTTGGTAATGTAGACCAAGTTACAGCTGAATCATTATTAGTTATAAAGAAGCCACCTACAACAAGTCCATCGTTTTCTATGTTTACAGCTGCAGGTGAAAATACATTTTTAGAAGATAAACTTATTTGTTTTGCATATAGATATGAGTATGGAGATAATGATTTTTCAGCAACTTCACAATGGTCAAAAGCAGCATTTATACCAAGTGCATTTGGTTTGTCAAGTTCTGACTACCTAAACGAAGGAATGCAAAATAGTAGAAATGGAGTTGAGATTACATTTAATACAGGAGGACCTTTAGTAAAAGGTGTTGAGGTTTTATTTAAAAATTCAGGAGATGATGTTATAAAAGTAATTGATAATTTTAATAAAACTGAATTTGGTTATACTGACAATCAGGATGTTACAATTACCTTTGATAGCAATCAAATATTTACCGTACTTACAACAGACCAAATAGGAAGGTTATTTGACAATGTTCCATTAAAAGCTACTACTCAAACAATGATGGGTAATAGATTGATATATGGTAATTATTTTGAGCAATACAACATGGTTGATTATGCAGGACAACCAATAGATTTAGATTATAGTATAGAGTTAAAAACTGAAGATATTGGTCAAAATAGTTTGACTGAAACCAAAATTAGTTCTGATTACACATTTGATTCTTCTTCAGGAACTCAAAGTATTGCTGATTCAGCTGCTACAATAGATTTTACAGATATAAATTTAATAGCAGGTGGTTTACTAGAATTAGATGTTACTTTCACTCATAGCTCGTTTACAGGCACAGGCGGACCTAGTGCACAAACCACAAACGTTACAATTGGATTAGCATTTAATTTACTAAACGATTATCCTAATGCTTTTGCAATGGCAACCTCAACTGAGTTTATAAATACTGTTGGAACATCATCATCAGTTTCAACTATAGCTAATGCATGTACAGGAGCAACATGGACAGACACATGGAATTGTGACATGCCAAACAACTTAGATACATATTTTGCATACAACTCAGGTATAACACCTGAAGCGTTTCCTAATGTAGGACCTATTAACATAATAACAGACCCCTCAACACCTGATGTGTTTTCATTGCAATTTCCTGCAATGGCTTGGTCAGATTGTGATGCATCAAGTTGTACTCCTGCCAACATAGTATTTGAGTATTTTAAAATTGCAAACATACAAGCGACATACAGAGAATTATCGCAAACAGAAAGTTTACATAGTGATTTTGATTATGCTGTTGGTATTGTATACATGGATGATTTCAATAGGTCTTCCCCTGCATTACTTGCACCCGATGCAAGTGTTCATGTACCTTGTAGTGCATCAGAAACAAAAAACTTTGTTGAAGTTACAATACCACCGGAAATGAATCCACCTGTGTGGGCACACAGATATAAGTTTGTTTTAAAACCAACTAATACTACTTATAACACTATTTATACAAATATATTTTTTAATGACCCTGCGACAAATGCTACATATTTATTGTTGGAGGGCGAGAATAATGAAAAGGTTATAGAAGGGCAAAGATTAAGAGTTAAGGCAGACACTAATGGTCCTGTGCTGAGATGTGCTTATGCAACTATTTTAGAAAAAAAATCACAAGAGGAAGGATTTATAAAATTTGATTCTGCTATAAATCCCGGTACTGATATAAATGCACCTGCCGGTACATATGCAAAAGTAATTGCAGATGATTTTACAGTTGTTACTTTAAATGAGGACGGTACAGAAGCATCAGATTTAGCTGTTATCGAATCTAAAAGGACAACCTATACAGACTCAGCAGGAAATTCAGCATTTAATGCATTGTTAGTAAATATAGAAGACCCTGCAACTCCCGGAAATTTTATAGATTTTGATATACCACAAGGTACAAGAATTAGTTTATTTATTAAGTTTACAAGACTAGGACCGGGTAGAGGTAACGGTGCATGTGAAAGAAGAATTTACACTATAGATGAAGAATTTACTGCAGGTGCAACATATTCTAATTTTGCCGATTGGTTTAACGGTGATAATATACAACAATATTTAGATGGAGGACATTGGGAAGGCGGTGATACTGCAGCGGGTAATCCACCAACTAATGACTATGATTCTACATTATTTACAGCTGCATTTTCCGGTACTCCTACTAGCGTAGAAGCAGGAATGACTGCAAATTTTGTAACTATAAATAAATTTAAATTTGTAAGAAGCTCAACAGATAACGGTTTATATTTTTGTTCAACGGGAACAGAAAGTTGTAGCGGATTGTTTTCTAAGAAAAAAAGAAGGTCTACAAATGAAATGTCAACAATAATATTTAGAGCTGAAAGTACACTTATATTTGAAACTGAGCCACAAGAAGCATTGCCGGATGTATTTTTTGAAGGAGACCAAAGCTATGAAATTATTAATGCAGGTTTATCAACGGCAAGACATAGTGGAGGAACGGCACAACAAATTGCTAATGGTAATGTAACTCAAACAGGCGTAGTAGCCGGATTAATTAAATCAACCTTATATAACTGTTATACATTTGGAAATGGTGCAGAAAGCTATAAAATATTAGACCGTTTAGGTGGTGCAGAATTATCACCGGGCAACAGGGTTACAACTGTTTCTCAACAAGACTATAGAGAAATGCATAGGTTTGCTGACTTGACGTATAGCGGAAGGTTTAGTAATGAGTCTAACATAAACAGATTAAACGAGTTTAATTTAAGCACTTCTAATTTCAAAGTGTTAGAAGAATCATTTGGTTCGGTACAAAAACTTTTTGCTAGAGAAACTGATGTTTTAGTTTTACAAGAAGATAAAATTTCATATGTATTAGCAGGTAAAAACTTATTATCTGACTCTGTAGGAGGTGGTCAAATTACTTCAGTTCCTGAAATTTTAGGTACTCAAATAGCTAGAATTGAAGAATTTGGTATTAGTAGTAATCCTGAAAGTTTTGTATGCTATGGGAAAGACAAATATTTTACTGATGCCAAGCGTGGAGCAGTAATATTATTAGCCGGTACAAGTGCAAAAAATGAACAACTTGCTGTTATATCTGAATTAGGTATGAGGGGGTGGTTTAGAGATTTATTTATAGAAAATATTGACACCCAAAAACTCGGTGGGTATGACCCATACATGAATGAGTATGTATTGTCAAGTAATACAATTAAATTGCCTGAAGTTGCACAAGTTGAAAATTGTGGTATACAACTAACATTAAATAATTTAACAGCTGCAAACTCACCTCGAACATTTAACGTTGAACTAGGACAGCCGGTTGGTGAAGTTTCTATAACATACACTTCACCTATACTACCTGCAGGTCTAACGTATAAAATAGATGCGGTATATAATGGTGCTACTGTTACAACAGGTAATGTTACTACAGGTGGTACATTAACTTTTCAAAAAGATAATTTATTAGTTAATACATGTGAAATATCAGTTACTGTAGGAGATGTTGGTAGTACAGGTGGTAAAGTTGATGGATTAAATATTGGAGTAAGTTGTCCTTCACCAAACACAGTTACAGTAAAAGCTATTGTATTAACAACAGATGCCAACGCAGGATTATTAATAAGAAGATATTATAGGTATAATGACGGAGTTCAAACTTTCCCATCAAACAACATACAAGTTGTTATGGTTTCAGGTTCAAGTAATCCGTTAGTTTCTAGCTTTACAACTGTAACAGGTTTTCAAGGAATAAATTCTGTACCAACGAATGGTTCTACTGTACAATTAGGTACATTAAAAAAACCTGACGACACATATACCTTTGACCCTACTAGCGATAGATTTGGGTTTTTAAGAAGTGCAACAGATTACAATAATAATAGTACAGATATAAATAATTTAATATCATCTATAACCTCAGCAGGACAATGGCTTACAACTAATCAATCACTAGCACCTAATAAGTATTATGGTGAATTTGTTATGGATGGAACAAATAATGATTTTTTATATTTGGTATATGACTTAAGAACAACTACAAACGTTAGTTTGTGTTACTCAAACACATCATTTAATGATGCAT